CCAATACCTGTCATACCAACACCTAGAAGAGCATCTTTCTCTGTAGTGCGACGCCATATATCACGCAAATAATGAAAGTTAGTATAGGATGCTTGTAAGGTTCCAATAAGAGATGCAGCAGAAACTCTATCGTTAAGGTCTTGCTGTGTCTCTACATCACTAACATTAACTTCACAGAGATTACAAAACTGAAATGGTCTTAATGCAATTTCTGCACAAGGATTGGTGCCCCACTCCGAGTCGTTGGTAAAATAAACACCAGGCTCGCCAGCTCCACTTGCTTTTACTTTTTCCCAAACATTAAAGAAATCCTTCTTCTTTACTCTGTGCCTCACAACTACGGCAGAGTTATTGGCTCTTGCTCTTTGGGGTTCCGTTTCCCACCAACTACCGAACTTACACTGGAGCATATTTTGATCATCCAGAGAAAACAAAGAAATAGTAGCGCTCCTACGAATACCACCGGACAATACAGCATCAGCAATCCAACATACAATATCATGGACTTCCACCGTTGTAAGTTGTTCACCATGTACCTTTCTATTGAATATTCTTTTGATGTTATGAACACAATCCGAAAGAGGTTCTGGCCCTGGTGCCTTGCCTCCACTAGTGACTAGCAAAGCACCCTTCTGGCGAATGCTTCTAAAATCAAATTCAGGCTCTGGCTTACCAAGAAAATAACACTTCATTAACATCTTTATACAATCAGCCCAACCTTCTATACTATCTCCTACAAGATAACGACGCTTCTTTGTAGGTTTTTGAACAGGTGGTAGTTTTTCTACATGATGCTTCTGAACCGAATACCCTACGCCAGTCCCCCCCAACAACAAAAACATGACTTCACTAAACGCGCGATAGTCATCAATAGGTAGGTAAGCACAATTATAAATACGAGTTGGAGTTTGAGAGATAGCTGCTCCAGCAAACTGGAGCGATCTCATAGACGGTAAAACTTTTTTATCATATACTAATTGGTATGCTTTTTCTATCTCCGATTGTAACTTGGGAAAGCTTGTAAGATGCATATTCTTATTTCGTGTTATAAGCTCTTCCCACGTTTCTCTCCGTTGTTCATCGGGGAGATATCTAGCATATTTCATATGCACGGTGACTTCTGATAAAATTTCTTGTGATAGGTCCAATGTTATTCTCCGTCTTCTGTTGGGGTCTTTACCTTATTTGCACTCTCATATCCATCTCTAAAAAATCCTTTTCCAAAACTTAATCCTACGCTTTCAATCTTTCTTCTAACTTCAATGCCGCAATCCGGACAAAACCTTTTTTCTTTCGGGTTGTACTCTTTCATGCTCATTGTTGCTATTACATTATAAGTGCATTGATCACAGACCCACTCATACTCTGGCATTAGAGGCTCTTCTTCCCGGCCTTTTCCACACGATGTATGAACTCACTCATACCATTATCATGCGATAGAATGACCTCATACTCAACAACTTCATTCGTATAAACTTCTTCTTTCGTCATTAGGTCATTAGCTAGCCTTATAATATCATCGCGTTTTGCTTCACGGCGATTTGCAGAATATACATTATGAACTTCTGTATCTGTATTGCCCCATCTTTTTGTTTTTGTTATTGTAAATCTATCGGCCATTATTCGCCATCCTTATAGCTTTTATATAAATTACCAATCTTGCTTCGACTTTCACCGCCGCCACTCAGCAAGCTGTTTAATTTTTCAGAAGCACTGAACCCTGACGTTTGATCATTGTTCAACTCAATGAACGCACATTCTGGCTTCATCTCTATGTTAAAGTTTATATTAGCCGAGCCCATTCGGTTCTTGCCAACATGAAATTTGCGTTGTGAGAAAGTACCAAAGAAATCTACTACATGAGCCTTGTTAATTGCTTCTCCAACTTTATCAATTGTAATAATTTCATCATTGAAACCGTCGCGGTTGCTCTGCGTAGCTGTCCAAATGGGTAACTTCAACTCCATCGACATAGCCCTCAAGTCTTCAAACACACTTTCTAATTCAAATCTTTTCTGCTCATACCCGCGGCGGCTCTTCATTAGATCGCCATAATCAATAATAATAAGATCTGGCTCAAACCCATTAGACAACAATCTACCAACATGAAATTTGATTGTATTGATGGTCGCGACCTTGGGCGGATATTCCTTAATCATTAACTGGCCACCATTAAAACTAGTTAATCCATTCTCGGCCTCGACCATACGCCTGCGAAGTTCCTTGGTAGGTATACCTGTAATGCGACTATCATAACGATTACCTACGTGAGTTTCGCTCAACTCCATAGAATAATGAATCACATTTTTACCTGCGGCCAATGCGCCGAAACCAAGATTAACCAGAAAAAATGACTTGCCACCGCCAGTTGGCGCCATCACTACACCTAGCTCACCACTTCCTAACCCACCATCTAACACTTCCTCTTTATCTAACAAAGGAAAGCCAGTAGGAATAGTTTTTCTTGTGTGAACTTTACGCCTTGATTCAAAGCTATCAAAATAGTTCTGTCCCAAATCTTGCTCTGTATTTATTTTCAAACTTTGTTCTATTACTGATTGTATCTCTTCGTACTTACCTTCTTTCAACAAATCAACAGAAGTAAGAATTGCCTGCTTCATAGACTGGTTTTTGCAAAACTCCAACGATTTATCTTTAGCGTACTCTATTTCCTGTCTATTTACTTTGGTTTCTATATCCAACAAAACTTCAATGGTGTCTGCTTTGAGGGTACCTTCAGGTAATGATGAGATCTCCACCTTCAATGTTTCATAGGTAGGCGGAGTGTTATACTTATTAAACAACTTTCTAACTTCAGTCCAAACTGTCTTATGAGCATCTCCAGTAAAGTAATCATCTTTCAATGTTTCAAATGATTTCTCAAAAAACTCTCTATCGGTGAGAAGTCCTTGAATTACATTATTTTGAAATCCTACTCCAAAAGACTCAAAAGAATCAGTGTTCATTACCAATTTTATTCTCCTTTATATAACAGGGTTAGTGTTCAAGATGGAAAAGTTAGCCAACCAACTATCTATACTAACTGGGTTAATGTCTTCGCTCAACAGATTAATACGAAACTTGTAAGAATTAAACTTTGGTGTATCAGAAATGTAAGAATTTTGTAAACTATCAATAGCAGTGAGTGAGATTTCCAGTTCTAACAACTGAACTACTTTATAATTGAGCCGAACAAGATCTTCATTATCCAAATATTTTTGATACTTATCTTCCTTGCGACCGCGCAGCCACTCAAACAAATCATCAATATCAAAATTTTCTTTGGCCCACAGTAAGTGTATTTCTTTTCTTGCTGTCTTTTCTCCAACACCTCTTATTCCGGCGATGTTGTCACTCTTATCACCAACGATAGCCTTTAGTAAAGCATAATTGTAAGGATGAATATTCTCCTTACTGTACATCCATTCTAAATCAATCAACTCACCTAGGGGATTTTCTTTGGTTTTAACGGGGCGAAATACTGAAATGTTCTCATCTATTAGTTGAAGATAGTCTTTGTCTGTAGTAACAATAATACTTTTTTCTTTGATAACCTTTCGGGCTAGGTAGGCAATAGCATCGTCGGCCTCAAGATATTTCACAGCTACTTGTTTCATAGGTAACTGATCCATGGCGTTTCTTAGTAATTCTAGCTGTCTAGCAAACGCCTCTTTCTCATCTCCATCAGAAGTCTCAAAACCCCTTTTCATAGAGGTGAACTTCCGGCCTTCTTTATACTCCCGTAACTTCTTGCGGCGCCTCTCACCGCTGTTTAGGCCCTCCCAGGCGATAATACATTCACTTGGTTGGAACCTTTTAATGTAGCTCTGTAAAGCGTTGAGAGAACCATAGACGCCACCCACATGAAGACCATCATCATTGGTAAGTGGTAGCGATGAAAAGCTGCGACAGAATAGGTTTAGAAGGTCGATGAATAAAACTGGCTTGTCGGTCATTTAAAACTCCTAAAGGTAAGTAACACTATAACCACTTGGTGTTGTATAGAAACATTTACGGACACCTACATCTTTCATAATAGAGAAGCAACTAGAGCATGGATGAGCTGCCTTAAGCCAACCATTGCGGTCTTCGCGATAAACATAAAAAGTAGATCCAGCAATTTGATGCCGGTGTCGGACAACATTGACACGGAGTAGTGCGTTCAATTCCGCATGTAATGAAACAGCAAAAAATTCGTAATGTTTTCTTATCAACGGATGTGACTTCTCTACATTACATGCTGAAAAATATTTGCCGTTTTTCAATATAAGAACCGCTCCAAATCGAGTCTGGTGCAGACTGTTTAGACATTGATCTTTAGCCAGTCGAAACCATCTATTTTCTGTAAGACTATTCTTAATCTGTTCGTTATCTTCTACTGTCACAATAACCTACTTTACCCTTTAAGAGAAAAATAGACAGGGTTTTGGCATTCCCTATCTACTTTTTTCTCTCTTCGGGTAACATAAATATGGCTGAAACTTTTTATAAAAATACACTATCAATTAAAAATATTTAGATTCAGGTGCGAAAGATCTTTTTTATAACTTGGACACCGAGGCCTACGAGAATCCATATTGCTGTTACTTGCCACCATGTAAGAACCGGAGCTCCAAAAGGAACAATGCCAACATTCCACAAATAAGCCAAGACCCAAGTAATAATATAGGTAACACCAACTATAGCCGCAATGATTGCAATTGCTATAAAAACACAAGCAACGCCGCCGATAATAATATGTCGCTTGTTAACAGACTCTTTAAGTTTGCTAACTAACTCTTCAGCTGGGCTATCATTTAAAGCTACCATTACGTTTCTTCGCCTGGTGATATCTTCTCAAGCACCATCTCTTCTTCTCGCTTATCTGGATCTTGTTCTATAACTAATACATCTCTAACTTTCTGCTGACAATACCGGTGCGCTTCATTATTTGCCGCATCGCGAATCCAATCAACAAACTTTGAATTTTTGAATTCATACACTTCGCCAGAATCTTTATTGGTAATAGATGACTTTTGTGCAGAGATCTTCTCTGCTACATTAAACTGTAACAACACATCAAGCCAACTCTCTTCGTCAATCAACCCCCGATTGAAATACATTTTTAATTTAGCTTCTCGCTTCGGTGGACCCATTCTATTCTTTTGAGTAAAAGGTCTAATACCTACTCCCAAAGTATCCTTACCCGCCTTTACAAAACCATCTCTATAAAGTCGTAGCCTTACCGATGCGAAAAATGGAATAGCTTTGCCGCCAGGGGCCACTAAGTCATCTCCAAAAACTACTCCAATCTTCTGCCTCATCTGATTCAAGAAAACTAACGCAACTCGTTCTTTTCCAATAAACCTAATAGTTTTGCGTAAGCCCTGTCCTATCATTCTAGCGTGCATACCAACAGTAGATTCGCCGTAATCCTTCTGCATTTCTGCATCAGTTGAACTACCTGCCACACTGTCCCAAACAACACAACACAACTTATCTTTTCTATTTTCTTTTATCTTCCTTATCACATTTTCAATTGCGGAAAATACTTTTTCTACAGAATCTACTTGTACATAAATCAATTGACCTTCGGGATATAGCTTCATCCCTAGTAGTTGCAAAAAATCTTCATTTACTGCATTCTCTGTGTCAATCAATACTGGGATACCGCCGCGGTCTTGACAATCTTTTAATATCATATAAGACAGCAGGGATTTTCCAGTGGCTTCTTCACCTACTATTTCGGTAAGCTTCCCAACTGGAACGCCGCCTCCTTGGGCGCTATTAGAAATAATAGTATCTAGAACTGTAGAGCCAGTAGAAACCCACTCCTTTACATCCATAGAAGCATCATTCTTGCCTAGAATGAAAGCTACATCTCCTAGTTGTTTATTTAAACTATCTACTAAGATATCCGTGAGAACCGAATCTCCCCCTACCGGGGGAGACTCGTCTGTTTTTATTTTCTTTCTGGCCATTTAGTTGAGTAGCTTATCAAAAGCATCATCAATCTTGGTGTTAGTGGCATCCTCTTCAGCCTCGATTTTGGGCTTGTCAGCACTTACTCCGAAATTAAAAGAAGTACCTGCCGAAGAATCAGAATCATTAGCGTTAGGATTAAGGTGCTTATCCAACGCAATCTTCATCTCATCTACCGGACTATAATCAAAGAGGGTACCGAGGGGCTTGATGGTATCAATTACTTCCTTCACCTTGTTCTTGGGAGCCAACGGAGTTCCCTTCAACGCGCAGGTGATAGAAGTCGGCATCAACCAATTGTTGAAGCCAGGAGCCACTGTAACCATCAAATCCAATCCTTCAGAGGTATCCGTGATATCGACATTCTGCCGAAGGCCGCTACGTACATGATTAAGGATTTCCTTATAGGTGGTTCGCGGTGAGATACTCCACCAACGCAACCCCTTGTCTTCCTCGCCGCGAACCATAACAGGCAGGTATACGCGCAACGTAGGAGCCATTGTCTTAAACATCTCCTTATATGCTTCATCCTTCGTCTTCGTGAACTCATTCCAACAGGTGGAAGCGAAATCACAAATCGGATCTGGCTCATTCTTCATCTTATTTGGACACAAGAATGTGCGGCCGCCGATGCGAAAATGAAACCAAAGCTCCTGGAACGGCATATCCAAGTCTTCCTTGTACGGAGCGATACGGATCTGATGCTCGCCTTCCTCAAGCTTAACGATGTTGTCCTGATTTTGATTACTGCCGCCCTTATTATCTAAACGATCAAGAGCTGAATTAATCTTGTCTAACGATATTGCCATTGGTGCGATCTCCTTATGAGATTTGAGTGTGATACATCTTAATACATTTATAGCCTAACATAAACCTAGTAACTCATCTTCTTCTACATTTTCTTCACTCCTATTTCTCAACCTTCTAATACATAATATAAGGAACATTGGAATCAATGTCAAACCTAAAATTATATAAAGTATCTTTTTTATCATTTTTCTTATTCCAAACTTTCTATACTATAATATACACAATTATGGGGGGTTTGTCAAGGCTTTTTTTGATTTATAACGCCTTAATTCTTTTCTTTATACCTTCCAAATCTTTTATGAGAAGATCTTTTAAATCTTTCTTAGATGATTTAGGAGTATTATCTAAATAGAAACTAATTCGTTTTTCCATATCCGCTAAAGAACGATACAATATGCTACCAACATAATAAGTACTTCTATCGCCGTGGTTCATCTTTTCTTTATAATAGGGGTAAATAGAGTAATGTTTGGGATCGGGGCTATGCTCTTCTAATCCTTTGACATTAGTAAT